GTTGTTGTTGTTGGTTGCCCTTGTTGTTGTTGTTGTTGTTGTTGTTGTCCTGAAATCAACGCCTGGTCTTGCTTTGTTTTCTTTATGAGTAGTTCTTTTGTTTTGTCTATTGTTTTTCTTAATAGAGACATCTCAAACTGGGAATAACCTTTAACAAGCCCCAGTGAATAAGACTGGGATGCTGCTGTAAATATTGATGGTAAATCCATGTAAATATCCAATGGCTGAAATGCTTGCTTTTTAAACATGTTGTCTATATGGAGCTTGGCATATTCATAGCCCGCTGTTTCTAGTTCAAGATCGGAAGTTAGGTCGGGATAACCTAACAAATTCAATGCTTTCGATTTATCTGTAATAAGACCTGAGCCCATCAGGGATTGAACTGTTGCAAGCTTAGCAGCAGGAGTTTGTGGAAGTGCAGAGACAGGGAATATTTTAATAATTACAGAATCCCTTTTAACTTTCGCTTCCTTCCAGTTAATCTTTATTAGACTATTTGACTTTGAGGAAGAATCCTCAGCTAACACTTCAAGATTAAATCCGGCAGCACTTAGTTCAGCACTCTCGTCCAATATTTTATTTGCTAATTCAATAAACAATTCTTCATATGCTTTTCCGTGTAGAGAAAATCTGTCTGACTCAATATCATTGAATTCTCTAATAGCAACTCCAGAGTCTAATCCAGCGGGCTTTTTTGATTGTGCTCCTAACTGTGAGACTCCAACATCTTCATAAATTCTCTGGTATAGGCGGTCTAAGTGTGAATAGACTTCATTTGATAAAATCCCTGGTGTTATTTGATGTGGAAGATCTCCTTGTTTATTAATTTGAATGATTCTTCCCTTGAGGGAGTTGTCAAAGTCTTTTAAATCACATGAACCTTTTACTACAGCAATAGTTGGGACGGCGTGATAATAGTGGGCTTGTGATATTTTCTCTAATAGTTCATTAATCTCTATTTGTAGCCCATTTGATTCATGGACCATTCCTCGGCCCCAAAAGCCTATAATAGGGTTATTCCAGTTTTGAAATATGAATGGGAAGGTTTCTCTTTCCCAAGTATCATCAACTAAAACTTGACCTTTAATGGCAATAACGTGTCTCCCTATGGTATCGCCTTGCTTAATTCGGTAGGCTTCCATTGTTAATATCATTTCTTCTACATTGGTTCTATTGATTTGGGAACCACGAGTTAAGAGGCTATCAAGGTCTGAGCCAGATATTGATGCTTCTTCAATTGCTTTTGTATGTTGTTTATAAGTTGAAAGAAGTTTTCCTTTTGGAACATATTTGATACGAATTAAACTTGAAGGTTCTCCGTAGGCTCCGTCAACAGGATCTATTAAGATTTCCCAAGGGTGAACTGTTTCAACCTTAATACAGGCTTTTTTAGATTTAAGGTCTGCTTCGCTATGAACAAACATAATACCAGGCCCGAATATTGCTTTATTTCTAAAGAATTTTCTTGCTTTGGAATAAACGTCAGCATTTTTAAGGACGCCCCAAATATATGAATCTATTTTTTTGGCCTGTAGTTTTGAGGTTGAACTTCCACCATCAGTAACAACAATCGGACGTGGGTCATTCTTTGTTATTTTTGAAGTTACGCTATCTACCATATTTCTAATGACATTTACACGAGGGCTTTCATCCAGAGCACTGAGGGAAGTTGTTGTTGTTTGTTCATTATATGGGGATAACTCACCGTGTAGTTTGTTGTCATAAACGGACATGTCCCTAAGATATTGTTCTCGACGGACAGAATCTTTGTCTATGAGTGATTTGACTGTTTCTAACAACACTTCAGAGGTTTCTTCTGAGTCTGTATCTGTTTCCCACCATAACTTTGAATTTTGTTGTTGAATCATATTTCTACCTTGTTTATTCTATAATAGATTTTCCATTGTTAAATAGTTCTTTATAGAATAAAAACTATCTCCTTCTCTTAAACCATTTAACCTTTTCCCACTCATCAGCCTCAACAGCCTTATCCCACATCCTTTGTTCTTCATATTTACCCCAACCTGGTTCACCTTTTTTAGGGGGTGCTGGGTTAGGGGCCCTGGACAAGAACTCCAAACATTCTCTATAAGCATATAACAAAGCGTCAGATAGATGGTCAGGATAGCCTTGTTGTGCGTCTTGCCCTTTTTCGTTCCAAGGGAGATTCCGCAATTCTTCAATGAGTTCTTTATTCTCTGGTTCATATATTCTTATTATATTATCTTTAATTGCTGTAGATAACAATTTTCTATATCCAAGCTTGTTTGCCTTCTGAACTCCAACGGCTGGAATATACCACCTGTCATTCATTTCTGTGATGTAGCCAGCACCAAGGGCTCCTTGGTCCATAACTATATTGTTTATATCATATTGGAGTTGATATGCTTTGATTATTTCTGCAATGTCACTAACGGATAGTCCTGCATATGCTTTGCTTTCTAAAACAACTACCAAGTCTTTTATTTGTCTTGAATAACCTAAAAGCACAAATGCTGTTGTTGGTTTGATTTGTGAGGCTCCAAGGTCAACAGCCAATACATAAACAGGGTCTGGAAGATTAGGTATTGTTGATAATATGTTGTCTTCGGGACAACCATAGATTATTCCTGTATCAGTTTCTGTCCAGATTCCATCTTTTAAGTGTAGTTTTGTCTGTTCATCGAGGTTATTAAGAGCCACAAGATAACTCTCTTTATTGAGGTGTGGGTTATCATCTAAATTCATTTTCACAGTTTTTATAGAGGCTAGCTTCTTTGTCGGAGTGATAAATCTGTTCTTAACCCAACGATTAAAAGTCCCTCCTGGGTTTGTTGTTGCTCTGATACGGAGAGGTATTTGAACCCATTCATCGTGTCTATTTCTTGAATGAAGATAGAGGTATTGCGATTCTGTAAATTGTGTTAACTCATCAAACCCAATGAAATCCCAACTTCCTCCTTGATAGTTTAGTTTGTCGTTTACGTTCATCATGTGTCCAAATTTGAGGGAGGCTCCGCTTGGAAATCTCCATGTCTTTTCTGAAGCCGACCATCGGGCATCTGTATTTGTTAACCAGTTATTTGCTATATCCATTATTCCACCAGATTGACCAAGCTGAGGGAATTCTCTTCGGAGAATTAGAGCGTTATATTTTGGGTGGCTTACAAATTTGAGGGCTGATGCTAAAAGCGCAATTGATTTTCCCGAACCCGCACTTCCTTCAGCTAACAACTCATGAACATCACTATCAAATACTTCCTTTTGTTTTGGTGTGAAAGATATGGGAATATATTTGGATATTTTAGGGGTCTCCAGCTCTCTAAGTAAACTTAGAAGTTTTTCTCCTTCTTCGTTGAGTTGTTCTATTGATGACATGATTTACGTTTATAAACCTTGACTAGGTTATTGTCGTTGTTATTGTTGTTGTTGTTATTGTCATAACTGCCACTTTTTTTATGAAAAAATGAGGGTTTGGCAGATGTTGTTGTTTTTTTTGTCGCTGTAAAGTCTGTTAGGCTTTTGTCATCTTCTTTTAATAATGAACTGACAAACTTATAAGCTGGTATTTTTTCGTTTATTTCATATCCGTTGTTATAAATCCATTCCAGTTGCCATTTATGAGGTGCCGATGTGAACAGAATTGTATTGAACGTCTTTCCTTTGAATACCTCGTCTAACATATAATCAACAAGCCCGTTATTTCTGTAAATCTTTTTAATAAAAATCATATTAACAACAGGGATTTCTGTATCATCACGGTATGTGATAAAACCCAATGACAGGTTTTTGTCTGTATGCGAGGACAGAATCATTGTTTTCGACGTGTTTAGCAAATATTCAATAATAAGTTTATTGTGTTGCCGAAATCCAGCCTGCCTTTCAAGCTTTGTCTTTTTTTCGCTTTCCTCTTCTATCCAATATGATAAAACAAAGTTTATGTCTCCTCTATTTGCGGGGCGAAGAAAAACATGCTTTAATAAACTATCAATCCTGTTCATTTCTTATTGTTTTTCTTGTTGTTTTTTTTGTCGTCTTCTTTTTCTTCTTGAACTTCCACAATGATTTCTTTGTCATTCTTGTTCTTGTCGGCATTTTCCTTTATTTCTGTTACCGTTGAAGACAAAACTTTTATAATCTCCCTGGAGCCCTGATTGTCTGCTATTTTTCGTATCAATTCATTTATAATATATTTTGAACGTTCAAGTTCCGAATTGACATCAGGATTTTTATCAATGATTTCAACTTGTTTTGGAGTTTGAATGTCTTCGAGCTTGATGAGCAATCCAGCTGCTCGTATTTTTGTATCTATTGTTGCAGGCCCCATTAAGTCGGTAACATTCCCGTTGATAACCTCAGATAAAAACACTTTTACGTCCACTGTGGTTTTTATATAATCATATGCAGCAAGCTTCAATAACTGTATTGTCGTTTTGATGTGTGGCCGCTGAAGGAACACAACAGATTTAACCGGGTCTATATTACAGCGCCTTGCTACTGCTGAGGGATTTAGATATGGGTTTTCGAGATATTCTTTTAGGAATGTCATCTCTGTTTTGTTCATCTTGAGCATCGTATGCTCTAGCTCTGCCAATAACTCAGCATGTTCCAGCTTAGTCAAAGGTTTATCTGGAAGTTTCATCATAGATGTTGTTGTTGTCGGGACTGATTTAGTAAAGGTCATAGCACGCCTTATCCTATATTGATATATAGTTATTTATATGATAAAAACATTGTTAAAATTAATTGAGGAAGAATATATTGTTTTTCCAGACGAATTGTTGTTAAGAGAAACAAGTTATAACAGAAATGATTTAATCACTTGGCTTAAAACTCCACTGAAGTTTAAGAAGAAAAAACCGCCTCCGTCTGTAGTCATCGTGAGAAATAGGTATAAGCGAAAAACCAAAAAACAATGTCAAGAGATGGGGATTGATATGTTTACTGGGGAATGGTTGGAAAAAAAGTGAAGCATAATGCTGTTGTTGATGATATTGTTGTTGTTGTCGAGGACCTCAGAGGTCTGGAAATGCGGCTAACAAAATATCCCTTGCTGCGCAATAGAGTTTCTCGTTCTCATATTCCCTGTTGAGGAGAAACCAATGTTTCTTCCCGTCTTTTATGTAAGCTGGACCATTCACATTATGAAATTTTGCTTTTGTGAGGTCTGCCTCAGAAAGGTTTGCTCCGGTGAGGTCTGCTCCGGTGAGGTCTGCTTCAGAAAGACACGCTCCAAAAAGGTTCGCTCCATAAAGATTTGCTCCAGAAAGGTTTGCTTCCCGGAGGACTGCGTTTAGGAGAGTCACCTCAGTGAGGTTCGCTCTCCTAAGGTCCGCCCTCCTAAAGCCTGTCTTAATAAGTCTTGCCCCAGAGAGGTCTGCCCCAGCGAGGCCCGTGTCAGAAAGGTCCGCTCCAGAAAGGT